AATAACTCCTCTAATGCTTTCGTTATTAGTAAAATCTTGCAAAATAATAACGTCGCCATTAGATTCAACTGTTTCTAAGGCAGTTAAACGATCCATTGCACGACCTTCATAACCAGTAGTCATGTTGTATTTATCGCCTTCAAAATCAAAGTTAAGAAGCGGTAAAGTGTAAATACGTTCACGATGAACGGCTGGTAGGGCTTTAAGTTGATAACCGTTAAATGAATCTTCTTGACCTACCTGCTGACCAGATGCTGAATACAAAGTAAATTTAAGGGCAATTGATTCTTGTGGTTCAAGGTCTGCTGTTTGATCTAACCCTGATACATCTTGAGTAAAATCAAATGTATTATCTACGGTAATAATATCCGTAACTGAACCAGTGGAAAGTACGCTGCTAAGTTTTAACTTGCCTTTTAATGGCAAAGTTTCACGTAATTTAACCAATTCAAAGTGCTTATCTTCAAGAGTAAAGTAACGAATTTGACCTGTTTGAAGGTAGCCATTGTTAACCAATGTAGTTGTTTGTTGGTATACGCCAGTACCTTTAACGCCAATAACAAGTTGATTTGTTTGTCCCATAACGCATACGGCTACAGCCTCTGCTATAGATGGCACACGAAGATGTGTTGCCCATCCCATTTGAAGCGTACCAAAATCACGACTAAGATCAATTTTTATTAAGCCAGATGAGTATGTACCATCGCCATTGTCAATGTAGTCAGAGATAGTTACATAAGCATAACGATCATTAAAGGTAAGACTGCGGCAAGCGTAGCCAGATAGTACTGTTCCGCTGGCTGGATCATAGCCATTAGTAATAACAATCAATGGACCATAGGTAATGTAACCATTAGACACAAAGCCCGATGTATCAATTGTGCCTATGCGAATACCTTTGTTTGTGCCAAGGACAATAAATTTACCAAGGTATGCACCCATGCAGTAAATCTGTTCACCCGTGGGCATGATGGCTGCCTCAAGGCTACGGGTAAGTAATGGAATATTTCCTGTTGTTGTATCTAATGCTAAGCGAAAAATAGATGAATAAGATCCAGCGTAACCTGATACATAAATGTTGTTTGGACCTTCGCAAACTGCTGACCATTTCCATGATGGATTTGGATGTACATAGATAGGAAGATTGTTATTGCTTGCCAATTGCACAGTACCTGTGGCAGAAGCATTGGTAGATACTGCAGCATTGTTAACAAAAAAAGTAAATTTTGTTTGGCTTGGTACGCTAGTAACGGTAAAGGTACCATTGTATGGTGAACCTACGCCAGAAAGCGTAACCTCTGAACCAACAACAAAGTTGTGATTACTTGCGGTAGTAATGTTGGCATTAAAAGCACCATCTACATATGTGGTTGCCACGTTAACTGAAGCAATACTATTTATTTCAAACAAACCATTTTGAATACCAGCGATAAGACGTTGCTTAACCCAACCAAGTACACCTGTAGTAACAGTGCCAAGAAATGATGGATTGGTAAAAATTAATGTGCCGCTAGTTGCACCAGTTAAAGGTCCTTTGTATACACCAGCCGCTGCAAGGGCATAGTAATTAGCACCGTCTTGAGCAAGAGCCAAGATTGAAGTTGAGCCGCCCCATGTAAGAGTTGATGTGCCGCTGGTTGTTGTCAACTGTAAAGTTGAGCCAGTTGCTGTCAAGTATAGATCTACGCCATTGGCATCTGTGCCACCAACCATAATTGGTGTAACACCAGAAGATACTGTAATGCTTGTATTCTTTGCCACATCTGGCAATAGTGTGACACGGCCAATATTAAATACATCCACACCAGCGGATTTGTTAAAACGATAGCCAACAGTTTCGCCCTCAATTGGCTCTTCATAACGGATACCAGCGCCATAGTGAAATGAAGATTGGCTACGAAGCCACCAGCCTGTGAGCGTCTGCTCACCTGGTTCTTTTTGTTGATCAATCTGTTGTTTACGATACTGAGCAGTCTCACGCTTATATTGATGCTCTTTGCTAATGCCTAGAAAAAATGGTAGACCAGCAATTGCACAGTCGTATTGATTGCTAGTGTTTACATAGGTAGATCCAGAAAATAATGGGCTTCCAATTGGAACGGTTGTTGATTCAATGATATGACTAAAACCGTCTGTTGTCGCCATTTTATCTCCTTAATTTGTTCCAATAAAAAAGCCCCGCCAAAAGACGGGGCTGGGTAATACTGACTAACTCTCAGTCAAGTTAGCCCTGTGGAGCCTCTAGGCTGGCTAGGTAGGCTTGGTAATCTGAGTTAGCAGGGTTGGTAGGTATGAAAGCACCATCAGACCTAACAATTATGTCTGTTCTAGGTTGCCCGTCTAATCCATTTGGAATTGAATAAGTGTATGTCATTTATAACTCCGCGCTTGCTGTGTATTGATAATAGATAGCGTTAACTGCGGTTCTTGTTCCTGATGCTCCATCACGACCTATCTGCGCCCCTGCTGTTCCTATACCTGAAATATATGGATTATTTCCAGCCGTATCTCCCGTACCAGGATTACACGCAGTTACAAAACCTGCTGTTCCATTGTAATCATAAACTGTGACAGTAGGCGCAATTCGTTTTTCAACTTTCCAACGACAACCACCTAAAATATATCCAGTTGTTGAAACGACTGATGCTGGTAATGCAGAACCTGAAAAACAAGAACCTACAACTGTTGCAGTACCAGGACTTGTTCCTTGGTCATAAGACTTTTCGTAGTACCTCTGACACAAGGCTAACTCTCCTTGGAGTGTACCTGAAGCGGTGGTGAATGGGGTGGCTACTGAGCCAGCCTCAAGTTGTACGCCCCATACATCAACGGTTTGAGTAGTGTTTACTGGTACTGAAATTTGTATTCGCAAAGCGCTAGATGTTCCAATAGTTTTTCCTGCTACTGAAGGAATAGTTAAAGTAACTGAATAGCGGCTCCAAGCCGTTGTCACAGTTGGGCCAGTGAGAAATGTTCCTACAGTAGAAGAACCGCCTGAACCAAAATCTTGAACAAAAGTAAAACCTAATAGCCGTGAAGCATCTGCTTTAGCCCATAATGAAAGCGTTACAGTTTGTCCAGCAAACAATCTTACATCTTCTAAACCAGTTTGAAACACATTGAATGTTCCACCAGTTCCAGCAACGGTTTGGTTTAACCGATAAAAATAAGTTCCTTCATACCCAGCAACAGGAGCAGTACCAGGAGTAAAGGCTTGCTGACTAATAACAATAGTTTTACCTGACCCATCGGCATTGTGCGCCCATCGGTCAGCAGTAAATCCACCAGCAGGGTTTGTAAAACTTGTTCCTCGCTGCCAAATACCAAAGTCACCATTGATAATCTTGTTCTTACCAGCAACGAACGGGCTGGCCGCACCTGCTGAGTTTTGTTCTACTGTTGAGGTTAATTGTGCGCGACTCATTAGTTACCTGCCTGTGGTGTAGAAGAGTTGGATACGAGTGTGTCATAAACAGACTTGAGCATTGAGTGGCTGCCTTGGTCATCTGTCCAAGCAACACAATCTTGCCCTGCAAGGTTTTGATAAATAGTTACATTAGCCATTACAACTCACATCCTGTAAAAAGAATTAACCCGCTACTTGCTATAAGCAGTCTTGAACCTTGACCAGCGGTTATAGTCAAAGAACCTAAAATGCTTGCTCCATTAACATTTGCTGCGTTAAAAGTAGGTGTAATTGTCGTTGCCGTATTTAGAGAATATCCTTGAATAGTGCCAGAAGTTGTTATGCCTGTTGGTGCTACACGCGCTGGAACATCAAATTGAAAACCGTAAATAGTTGTATTAGTGCCATAAGCATAGCCCATATAAGGGTCTGCACCATTACCTGCAAATGCTGGCAAGTATCTACGACAAGCGGCTAACTCCCCCTGAAGTGTGCTGGCATTACGGCGTACTGGAAGGGCTACTGAGCCAAGGTCAACTTGAACGCCTGTTATGTCGTAATAATCGTTAGCGCCAGCAGTACCTATTGGATTTGAAATAAACAATGCAGCAAGTTGAGTTGCTGTTGCAGGAATGGTTGCGGAATAAGTAAAGCGTTGCCAAGTTGTAGTCAGGGTAAAGTTTTGATTAATAACTTGATTTGCCCCAGTAAAACCAGACACATTTACATTTTGGTCTGTACCAGTTCCTGAATAAAGTTCAGCGTTTAGTATATTTGATGTTGCTGAGTAGTTAGCACCAGCGCGAGCATAAAAACTAAATGTAACTGTTTTGCCAGAAAAAGGTATTGAGTTTGAAGTTTCAAGGTTTGTCCAGTTTGTAATTGCAGCAGTAGATGTGTTACCTGAATCTCGTTGCAATCGCATTGCATATTGAATATTTGGAAGATTGGTTGTATCTCCTGTTGCCTGACGAGCGACTGTTAAGCCAGCAGTTCCAGCGCGACTTGATTGCCAGCGGTCTGCGGTGTAAAGACTAGTTGTTGTACCAACAGTAAAAGATGTTCCTCTTTGCCAAATGTCAAAGCAAGAATTGATAATTGGATTGGCTATTGGATTGCCAGCCGACCAAGATACGCCTGTGCTGGCAGAAGAGTTTGCCACGAGTGTTGTACCGTCAGCGCCGACTGCAAGGTTAGATACAGAAGATGCGCCATTGGCTACGATCAAGTCGCCTTTGGCGGTAACTGTAGATGCAGCAATAGCGTTAGCCACATTGAATGAGTTGGCAGACATTACTGTCGCAACATCGCCAGCAACCAAGGCGGTTAGGCCTGTAATGGATGTACCAGTTGAGGCTGTGTAATCAGTTCCACGGACGAGTAGTACGCCGTTGATGTAAACTTCTTCGGCTCCTACTGTGTAAGAAAGGCTTAAACCAAAGCCATCTGTGCCTGAAAGGGTTGTTTCCCCGCCAGTGGCTGTATAGCGCCACTGTTTAACGGTAACAGCCGTTCCAGTGCTAGGGTGACGGATTACTGACATATTAAGATATTTCCGATCCGTAAGCGTTAAATGATACTGAAGTGCTAGAAGCAGCAATTGAGATTATATCAGTATTTGCCAAGGTTAGTCCAAGTGTAAGCGTGTCTGTTGAGTTGCTACCCAAGGTAACATCATAGGCAATGTATTGCTTTGGTGTGTCAGCCGCACCTGCCACACGTACCGCTACGCGATAGGTGATTGTTGATGTTGACTGGTTGCAGACTGTGATACTTGATATAACCGCTGCTGCTGAGCCAGAGGGTGTATAGAGGGTGGTGAAGTTAGACGAAGCACCCGCAGCAGTTGTTGCTGCTGGTACTGCTTGCCCAAGCACCTTATATGCTGTTGCCATTATTTGTTTCCTTTACTCGGTAGTTGGGTCATCCACCCATTGTCATGAAAGCGATACTTGTTATGTCATCCGTACTTGCCAAATTGCCACTTACTCCATGAACATTACTTTCAGCGGCAATATGCGCTTGCGCCTCAGTCATATCCTGGGCTGTAATTACATGGCGTACTGTTGCCCCTACGGCGTGAGCCGTTGGTGAAGTACTATTAAAGCCACGAGTTACATTGAAATTTAAACCAGTTATTGAATTGACTTGCACCAATTCTTCAGAGGCATTGTTGTAATCAAGGGCTATAATGTATGGATATTGTGAGGGATAACCAACGATTGCAGATACTGGGATAACGGTTGATCCAGATGTAACTGAAGAAGTAAGGGCTGTATCCTGCGCTGTGGATGTATAATATCTATTAACCGCTGGCATTTATCTACCTTAACTTGTATAGTGGGTGCGAGGTGGGAACTGTGCTTCTAGGCGACGAATCTCAATTTGCAAGCGTTGCTGATAAAGATTCTGAATAGCACGGCCAATGTTGACGGCTGAACCAATTGGGTTAGATTGTCCCATTGAATCTGCTTCTGCGGTTAGCGCTGGTACACGACCAAAATCAAGGTACATTGCTGTACGATATGCTGCTCCAAGAACAAGCACTTCACGTGCTGACTCAGGCAAGCCAGTCATAGAAAAGTCATCATTATCGTATTGAAGCGTGGTTGGCTTCTTTGTGTAAGTAACCATAACTGGACGACCAGGAATAATGCCTTCACGGATAGAAATAGTTTTGCCGCTATTCCATACCAATGGGTTAGCAGTACGGTCTACACGATAGTGTCTAACTGGCAACCATTCTTTAGATGGACCAATGGTACGCCATGATACGGCTAATACATCTACCGCTTCGTCTGGCAAGACATAGGTTGTTACCGCTGCTTGAAAGTTAAAGATTGTATAATAAGTACCAAACAAATCTGGATACACAGCATCAATTGCTTGTTGCAAATTGCGGCGAATTACTGAGCGTGGAAATGATGGTGTAATAGTTACGCGAGTACCAGCAGTATGCGCTGCGGCGGTTGTGTCTCTAAAACCACGTCCATAACTAGGAATTGTTGCAACATTGCTTGTACGGTCAAATGAGTCAACCCAGATCAATTCATCATCAATTTCAACCAAACCACGGGTTAGCACTGTTCCATCGGCAACTGTAAAGGTTAGGTCGGTTGCTGACATTGGAGCGGTTAGGTAGGTTGCTTGATCCTGGCGATTGGTATAACCAGTAAGTGATAAAGCAGTTTCGTCAATAAGGTCTACAAATAAAGTCATGATGCTATCAACGATGCTGCTAGATTTTCGC